GATTATCTATTGCGTCTCCAACTTGATCATAATCACCAGCTACTATTTCAGTATTACTTGCTGGGTAAGATCCAACAACAGATATATAATCAAGTCCGTCATTATCAGTATCAGTTATAACATTTGCGTAACTTGATATTACAGCACTATCAATTATATCAGTATCTCCCAACGCTGATGTATTATAAACTACAAGCACTCTTGCTATTTCATAATCAGAACTCGTATAAGCGTATGTATTTGAATTTCTTGTTATTGAAGACGCTGATGTAGAGTCGTGGGCTAAATTCCAGTTTCCTGTTCCTGCTTTTGAAAGTTGGGCTCGTTCAGAAGTATAAAAAGTAGAAGTAGTATTTCCAACTTTGCCTTTGATTATATTCTCTCCACTTTTACCAACTAAACTAATCGTATGAGCCAGTGATTGTCTTATTGCTTCAGTTGGGTCGTATTTTAGTTTTCTTTGTTTTACTTCCTTAGTTATTTCGTCAGTCCATTCTCTAATAATATCTCCATTCTCATCATCAACTAAAACAAGTGGATTAAAAAATCTAAATCTTTCTATTTCTACTGTTCCATCTTTACCAAAACCACATTGTTTACCATTCTTTTTAGCAGTAGCAAATAATTCTATTCCATTACTTCCATTAACTTCTATCTCTTTTATATCCCCAATAATCTCAATATCAAAATCTCCTTTCTTGAATTTAGAAAGTTTAACTTTAGCCAATTCCATTGACTTTAATTGTGCTTTTTCTTTAGCTGTTTTATTGGTTAAATTTAACATAATTTTAGGAGTGGACAATATAAGAGTTATCTGGATTGAATAATAAATCCTCCGCAGTAATTGCATAGCCGCAAATCCTAATTGCAAAGTTAGCAGTTGAGGGCTGAGCCACGACAAGATTTCCTGCTGTATCATCTAAGTAAACTGGTGCTCCTACTGTGAATGCTGGGAAACCTGCACTTCTAACTTTTCCATAAAGTAACATTTCTGAAGCGTCTGTATCGTCCCCAGCAACTAAACAAATACCAAGTTGTTTGCTAAAACCAGTGTCTGTTCCGTCTAGTATTCCGTCATTCTTATCCCACTTGCCGTCTGAAGCCAAGAAACATACCTCTCCTTGAGCAACTGTTGAGCCAAGAGTAACTGCTATTACAATTCCTGACCAAGTTTCATCTTCTGAAAGAACTGCATCTAATTTAATATCTGTTTCTCCTAACTGGATATCTCCTGTCATTGTTCCACCTGCTAAAGACAAATACAAAGTATCAAAATAAGTTTTTAGAGTTGCTTTGATATTCGCCCAAGTCAATTTCTTTGTTACTCCTGAAACTGTGTCGACAATAGGGACAACATCCGCATCTATCGGAGGTGTATAATTGTCTAACTCTGTTATTTTTTGATCACTCATAATTTTATTTTAATTTAAATTGTGGTAAGTCCACATTATTAATATCACTTAATACTACCCTATCGTCTGGCAAGATGAAGTGATATTTTTCCTGCCCGTCTTTCTTCCATCCGAATGCATAGACTAGAACTTCGTGATCTAAATAATAAGGTTTAACATGCCTGTAAAAATGGAATAATTGCATTCCCTCTGTGACCACTATATCAAATCTCTTTTCCATATCGTCTGAACGATACATTGTAAACATTTTAACTTGATCGAGTTTAATCTCTTTGAACTGGTGGAATATGCCCTCAGAATCAAATTGGTGTAATTCGTTGCCGTCTTTATAAATTACACCCCACACCCACCGTTCTAAATTAACTATTTCTTCAACCAAATCAAAACCTACTGTCGATTCTTTGTTCTCTATTTTTCTTGTGAATTTGTATTGCATGATTATTTTTTAGTGTGATCTTAATAAACAAACCCCAACTCGTTTTTCAATAAGCCGGGGTTTGTTGCATTGTATTGCTTATTGATGAGGCATTGTATTGCCTATTTTTCTTTTTTATCTTTCTTCTCTTTCTTTACTTTCCCTCTCTCAACTGCCGATTGAGAGACTTTTTCGAAGTTCGGACATGTCGTTTTAACTACATATTCCTTATCCCTTGGAGTGAACCCATCCGCTTTATCACATTTGTGATCTAGGAATTCGTCAAAGGTTTTGAACTTCTTTCCACATGGTCCGCAGACAGTCATACTAAGCTGTTTCGTCGTACTGATAGTTCATTGTTGATGTGCTACCTGCGACATCCCCAGCATCAGTTTGAATTTGGTGAACCAAATAATCTGATGAACCAGTACCAGTTAATGCTCCTGCTAATGCACCACCTATTCCTAGGTTTGCTCCACTTGGCTCAGAAATTGGCATAGTTTCTGTAGCTACTGAAGAGTCTGTTGCGACTGGTGTTGCAAAAGCATCTGCTCCACCGTATGAAGTTTCTCGAGCATTTGTAACGTGAACGGCTGAACCGCCCAATGCTCCAGTTCTCCAAATCTTGAAGTTATCAAGTTTTGATGAACCACCCATTGCAGTTACCACGATTTTTTGCCATTTCTCATATGAATTTTCCCCTGGCACGATAGGGTTAGCTACTGCATCTAAGTTCACAGAGTCAGCTGATCCCATGTTTGAATTTGTGATGTTAGCTGTTTCTGTTTCCCCTGCAGAGTTATATTCATTTATTACTACTGTTGCACTCATAATGATATTTTAAGGTTAAAACGGTTAATAATTTTTTTTGATTCTGAGGGTAGCTTATTGTTGAGGGCTGTTTCCAACCCTCAATTTAAGCCACCCTTAGGTTTAGGCTGAAACTGTTGTAGCTGTCTTCAACACGGTTAGTGCTGTAGGCAATGAAACAACATACCCTACTCTTTCGACAAATCTCAAACCGATCATATCTTGCTCTGCAAGGTTGATCGCAGTTTCGCCATCAGTATCAGTAATTGTAGCCTGATCTAATAGTTTAACTCTAATTTGTTGCTTGTCTCCGAACACTGCACCCTGTTTTAGATTACCAAACAAGATGAATGCTGTATCCTCAGCTGTGTCTCCTTTTGCTGGGAAGGCATCAGACAATTCATATGGGAAGTCCCAAATCATAGCTGGTGTACTTTCTGTAGCTTTTTGGAAGATAGGATTACCATCATCATCTTTCAATTTTCTCAACACATTGAAGATAGAACGATGCATGTAATACTTAGCTCCGCCCATTGCTCCTGATGGAGTTTCGTCTTGCATATCTAACAAGTCGTCAGCATCTACATCCAAGAATGAAGTATCTCCTGTTCCCATAGTTAGAATATTGACATCTGTGTTCTCCAATATTCCTGTCCATGGTGCTCCTGTTCCTACGAAGAACTGCAAGTCCTCTTCTTTTGAAATAGCTTCTGCAACCAATTGACCGATTAGTGTTGTCAAGTTGATAGCGGAATCTTCCAAAATTTCCTCTGACATAGGAATAATAACAGCAAGTTTTTTCAATGTTTGTGTTACCAATCCGAATGTAGGTTGTGAAGAACTCTTTGCTCCCTTTTCATCTGTCCAAGTAACTGAAATTGTACTGGCCAATGTAGGAATGGTTCTTGAATTCCCGGGGCCTGAGAATGGAAGATAAAGCATTTCTCTACGAGCGAGACCATATTGTGTCTCGGCGATTCTCAAGATTTCTGCTCTCAACTCATCGGGTACTAAGTATCCAGCTTTACCACCTGTTTCTGTGGTATCCAAAGCTTTCGCTCTTTGTCCCTCATGTTCCTTTAATTCAGCGGTCTCGCCGTCAAACAAAGACTTCATGAATAAACGAGTATCCATTTCCCCTTTAGTAATTTCCACTTTCTCGTCTGCCACAGCATCCTTTCTTTGTGTTTTCACACCTTTCATGAATTTTGCAACAAGACCATCAGACATCTCATCCACTTTCTTTTCAATGGATGTTTTAACGGATTCAGTGATCAAGCTTTTTACAGCTTCCTCATCGATACTGTCGTCTTCTGTATCTTCTGTATCTTCTTTTACTTCCTCGGCTGGTGTTTCTCCAGCATCAGCAACATCTTTTTCAAAACTCAATTTCTCACTTGGAGACATTGAACTGATGTTACTTTTCAAAAAAGCTACTTCCTCTACTGATAATTCAGCATAAGCTTTTTTTAACAATTCTTTAATGTTCATAGTAAATATTAAAATTAACGATTAATTTAAAGCGACCGTTTTTCCTTTAGCAGAATACGGACCGCTTTGTTAATTTGTTTAGTAGTGAATTTCTTTTTGCCAGTTATAATCTTGCTCTTTCCTTTAGGGGTTTCGACCTCCGTAGTGTTAGCAAGCCCTTTATTCAAATTCTTATTAATATTAATTGATATTTCTTTTCCAATTTTCTCGATGTCCTCATCTTTCAAAACAATATCTGTTTTCTTTTCTTCCATTAACTTCTCGATTGAAGAGACATCTATTCCTGCACTCTTAGCCAAGGCCATTGAGTTTGCTGGAACATTTACCATGGACATTTCAAGCAGTGTATTTTCTTTTAATGTGAATGTGTCAT